AGTACCGCCACGCGCAAGTCTAGCTTTGCCAAGACGATAATCAAAGTGATTAGCGCCAGCAAAATCGGCCATGCTTTGGACAGGACTTCAAATAAATCCACATCATCGCCCAAAGGTCAAAGAGGCGTAAACGATAGCGGACATACTGACGATCAAGACACCAGTGGTCTTCATAATCACGCCTTCAAGCCTTTTGAGCCGCGCATTGATCTGTGCATACCGTTCTGCACAGACGGCCTCATGGCTCGTAAATCGGATGTCAATATCGCTCATGGTGCGTCAGGCCATGTAATTGTGAAGGGGAATCCAGCTTGTGCAGTAATATCGCGCAGTGCTTGGCGGTAAGTTGCCCATGCAAAATCTTGGGGCAGATTGCTTTCCAGTGCTTTGATGACTCGCCAGTCGCATTCCTTGAGCTTTTCATCACGGGTTTGACGTACAGACTTGGCTTGCTCTGCGTCTTTCATGGCCTTGTACGCAGCCTCTTGTTCTGCTGCTGTTGTCTCGCCGTCTGTGAAGGTAGGCCCAGCGATGTACTTGGTGTACCACTTGCCGTCGAGTTGCTCTACTCCGCTACGTTGGCTGTACTGGTACGGCGGTGTGGTTGTGGCTTGTGGGCCTTCCAGCACGATGTCACCACCGTATTGGTTGATAAATTCCTCGGTCAGCGGTGTACCAAAAACGGCACCCTGCGTCTGGGCGTAGGTACGGAACTCGTTGTCAAATACAACTGAGCCTGTTTGTCTGATTCGGATTTCCATGATTTTTCCCTATGCGATAGCCAAAAAGATGTAGCTGCCAGCACTCACGTTGATGTCTGCCAGAATTGTTGAGTTCAGCGCAAAGCCTGTTGATACTGTGGTCACTGAGCCAAGCGTAGCAGTTTCAGCCGCATTGCTGTTCAACAGCAAGTACGGGTCTGTCAGTACCGTCATACCACGGGCTGTGTCGTAGACGTACCAATCACCCGTTGAGTCCGTACGCTTAATGAGTACAAACCTCGCCCCGCCTGTGAAGCCGCAGTTAATGGTTTGGGTTGTGCCGTTGCCTGTGTATGAGCCTACTTTGGAAACACCAGCGCAGGTTGCGAAGAGGTAAGCAACAAAAGTATTTCCATTTGAATTTACTTGGTTATTATTTGAAATTGTAAATACTGAAGAAGTTGGATCAGTTGGAAAATATCCTGTTGGTCCAGCGGCATTTGTTAAATTTAACTTTAATGTGTCATGCCCATTAGGGGGAGTTATAGCGGTATATACACTCCACACCTCCCAATTAAAGCCAGAGGCAGAACGTATTTTTACAATTATTAACTCAGGCGCTGCGGCTAAATTGTGGTTAATGGTTCTTTGCGTATTGTCCCCCGTATAGCAAACCTCATCAAAGAAACTGGGGGCGCGTTGAAAGCTCCAAAGAATTTCTTGACTCCCGGTGTTCCAATTTTCTACTAGGCCCGTATTTATATCAAAACCTAGACCAGAGCCAGCACCACTATTTTCTGCGGCGGTGCTGTCAGAGAAAAGACGGCAATAAGTGCCGCCGCCAGAAGTTGCTGTGTTGCCGCCACGCAGCCTGTCCATCCAGTTTTTAACGCCGCCTGTTCTGATGGTGTTAACCGATAGGTCAACAGGAAAGCCTGTTGTCACAATTTGATTTGAGGTGGGCGTAACTGCAATTGGGCTAAACACCTTAGTCGCATCCGTAGGCACTTTCATCGGGCCACGGCGTATGGCTATGTAGATGATGTTAATACCATCACCAAATACTGACTGAATGTTTGATATGAACCCTGTTGCAGTTAAATCTACAAAGTTTGCATCGGCACTTTCTGCGGATGATAAATTGGGTTTTAAGCCTAAGTCTGAACCACCCGTAGGTATGCCCCGCATATTGTCAAATATGTACCAATTAGTCGCGGAATTTGCGGCCTTAATCAGCAACCATTGTGGCTCATACCCAAGAGTTATAGTGTCTGGTGAAGTAGTGGTAGTAAAACCTCCGCACGAAATTACATTGTCCGTACCCGTCAGGCCAAAGCCGCCTGCGTTGCTTGCAAAGAGGTAGGCTACGTAAGTTTGTCCTGTGGTGTTAACTTCATACCCATCACCGTTTGTATAAAACACGGTGGATGTTGGCGTTGTCGGGAAATAGGGGCTTGTTAATTCAGCGGAAGTCGAATTTAACCTTAAAGTTTTATTTGTTGGGACAGACAAAGACTGATGATAAACAACCCAATTACTTGCGTCGCTGGTGCTTTTAACCATAATGCACCCGGGCACTGAACCGAGAGCGTGGGAAATAGCACGACCATTTACCCCGTTCCCCGTATACGTCACAACATCAAAGAACTTTGGCTGCTTGCGGAATGTCCATGAGGCATAAGTGTTTGCACTTGCAGACAGTGCTGTATCGACTGTGAAACCAGTTGTACTTACTGAAGTTACAAATCCTTGTGCGGCAGTGGCTGCTGTGCTGTTAGAACTTAGTTCATTCCCAATACCAGCAACAGTATTTTGCAGCCAATTTGAACCAACTCCGTCACGCCGTTTAAGCCAAACCAACCCACCCTTAGTAGACAAATCAATATTGTTGGTAATGGTCTGCGTAGAACCCGTACCCGTGTACAGCCACGTAGAAAACACATCCTCGATGTAGTTAGGCGATAGACCCGCAGTAGGCCAGACACCTTGCTGTTGGTACTGCAACTGCTGGTCAAGCGTCCAAATACCCGGCGCAGCGCCAGTTTGGTAAGGCCCAGTAGGAGTCGCTGGGGACTTTGTGATGATGCCACCGGGGAAGCGTTCGCTCATGCTGGTTCCAATTGTTTGATTTTTGCAGCGATCACTGCGGTAGATGTGTTTCGGTCAATGCTCAAGTAGCCTTTGCACACGATGTTGTAGTCTACCCCGTTGATATCCCTCTCGCTCTTAACGGGAACCGAGATGTCAAGGTTCTTGAACAAAAACTCTTTGCCGTTCTCAAAGACCCGCCAAACGTGATCCATCGTGCCGCGACCAGCTTGGCCTCGGGTCTTGTTGAACCGAATCTGGTACGTGTTCATATCACTTCAGCGGGGCAGGACTGCGGCTGGGGGATTACCGTCAGGTTGAAGTGGACAAACTTTATCGGTAGGTCAGCGGCATGGCGCGTGAACGAGTGCATCAGCCATGAGTTGGCAAAGATCATCATACCGGGTTTGGGCGTGAAGTTAATCATCTTGCTGGCGGCTGTTGCCATGCCCATGTCTTGCTCTGGAAGATCAATCTGCACCTTGGCAGCACGGGGATCATGGAACACAACGCGAGAGCAGTTTTCTGGTGTCTGAAGGAAGTAGAAGCCCACAATCTGTGAGCCAAACCCGTGAACGTGCGCGTCCATCGCGGAGTGCTTGTGATGCTCTTGCGTCCACATTTCTGTAAACTGCACGGCCTTGTCCTGCATGGCGTAGCCCTGCTCATTGAGGATGTTCCAAGCCGTAGCCCCAACAAACTCAGAGAACTTAGCCATGCGCGGGTCACCGAAGTAGTTGCCCGTCATGTACAGGGGATAGATTTCATTGAGCGATTGCGTCTTACGGGCTTCAGCAAGACTTTCTTCGGAGATAGACGTAACTGTCTCCAAAAAGTCAGGACGCTCAATCAGATAGATTGGGCATGGGAAGTGGTACGCAACTTGAAGCTGCGTCTGCATGACGACTTCAGCCACGGACTCGGCAGCTTTGCATTTTTTGACTACCTTGCTCATAGTGCAACCCAATCCCATGCAAAGAAATCAAACTTATACTTGCCTTCTGGACGAGCCGGAGCTTCTTTCCAGTTGGCATCTGCGCCACACCAGAAAACAATTTTGCCTTCTACTGGGTCAGGCCGGGGGATGGGTGGCTGCATTGTGCAAGTGGCTTCATCTAACGCCCATGCCGACCAGTTAGATGCTTGTGGGCGGTCATTAAACGTAGTGACCACAGCCTGTTGTTTGGCAGTCTTCTCTTCAGCAGTCAGGTCACGCACTGTCCATACATCAGTCCACACACCGTCTACTTTGGCGTAGA